AAAAACTTATAGAAAACTAAATTAACTAATTTTGTCGAAATTTGTTGTCTTTTCTGACATTTGTGCAGAAGGAGTGATATAATCACTAAAGTGACCTTCAAATACTTTGTGTATACCGCTATAAACTATCTAATAATGTCTAACGGTAGAAACACTTGCAAACATTTTTTTGTATTTTTCTTCAGACTGACGTAACGTATTATGAGCACCTGCCAACTGCAGTACAGCATCGGCATCAACACCAGGCAATATATTTTTGTATCGTTTGGGTAACGCGACTGCCAAATAATCACGCACTCGCGGATCCCCAATGTTTCTCATACCGTCAGCATATGAAACGTATCGTTCATGTATTTTCTCAACATCTTTAATACTCATATCCATAAACGATAACGCGCGTTTAATAATATCAGGAACAACCAACGAATGACCATCATCAAAATGAATAATATCCATACTACAAATATACCCGTGTTCTTGAATACGTAATTTAATACTTAAATTAAATTTTCTACTGATTTCGACTTCCCAATCAGTAATATCAATTACACCACGGTACGCAACAATAAAATCATCTCCCATAACAATAACGAACTCAATATTATTTATAATTTTCTCAAGTAACTCTGCCATAACCAACATGTTAACATCATTATTTCTATCCAAAGTGTAAGCTGCACCAGACGAATTCTGATCACGTAGCCATATCTTGATACCCGCTTTAAGACTGGATACTGTACGCGTATAGGCATGTTCTCTAATAAAATTAGTAAACACAGGCATAACACCAAAAGTTTCCAATTTCGTAAGATACGCATTAGCAACAGTCTGTCCCTGTGACTTGTCATACATCGTATAATCGCCCTCAAGATAATGTCTAGGACCATCAGAATTTGACCTACAATCAAAACGATTCAAAAAGACATTGATATCATCTATACTTTTTCCCTGTAAAATAAGTACATTCTCACGTAATATAGTCTGTTCTCGTCTGACTTTCTCGTCAATGACGGGAGACAAAACAGCTACTGATTTCCCAGTGGGATC